GCGTGGCAAACGCCACCGCAGATGCGTTGCCGGCAGCGTTGGTGTCGCTACTGATCGCGTTGGCCGTAGCAGTGCCGGTGACTGCTGCCGGGAATGCCGTGGCGCTCAGGTTCAGCGTGGCCACTGCCGTGCCGGGTGCGGCCACAGTGGACGGGCTGATGCGAAAGACCAGCCGCCCGTTGGCGCCAATCAGTGCCGTAACGGCGTCAGTCGCCGCGTTCCGTGCTGCTGTCGAGTGAGTGACTGCCAATTTGAAGCTCCTTCAGCTTTTCCTCGTCCAAGAAGCCGATTAGTTCGACTTCCTCAACTTTACCTGTTTCCTTACGGGTGATCTGCAGCGTCATGCGCAGTTCACCCATCTGACCGCCTAAGTTGCTCATGCAAGGAACTTCAGCTTGTAGAGCGTGGACAAGTACTGCCCAACAATCTCATCGATGATGTTCTGGATGGGGGTGTCGGTCTTCTCGCAGACCTTGAAACGCATCGCCTCGACATCCGCCAGCGAGTCTTCCAAAAACTCCACGATGTTGCCGGTCTTCTTGGCGCTCATCAAGGTGATCGGGCCGATCAGCCCGTGCCGGCCTTGATAGGCTTCCGCGAACTTGTCGGCCAAGTCCACGATGCTGTCGTAGAACTCGTTAAGCGCCGAGTGCTTGGCAAACGACCGGGTGTTCAGATGCACGCTGTGGGCCACATCACGGGCCAGAAACAGCGTGCCTACGAAGTCAGCGCACGAACTCATTGCGGCATCTCCTGCATGGGCATCATCTCAGCCCGCTCTGCGATAGCCATGTCGCCAGCGGTCATCACGTCGCGCAGCGTCTGCATCACGACCTCTTGCACCTGCTCGGGCTGCATACCCGCAGCCACGGCCTGCAACCTGCGCGTCTCAGCCTCGTAGCTCTTGACCTCGGCGTCCGTCTCGGCCTTGAAGCGGTCGATGTCCAGCTTCTGGGCCTCCATCGACTGGTTGACATTCTGCAGCATGCTGGCCATCTGCTGCATCTCTTGGGCCATCGCCTCCATCTGCATATTGGCCGCCTGCAGCGCCGGGTCTTCGTCCGTGTCGCTGATGATCTTTGGATCAATGGTGCGAGCAAACCGCTTGGCCATCTCCTGCGCGCCGGGCCAGTCCATGTTCTTGACAAACAAGTCGCCAGCCACCGCCCACAGTTGCGGGTTGGTCTGCAGCAACTGAGCCATCGCTTCCAGCGCTTCTTGGCGCTTGGTGGCGTAGCCTGGACCCGTCACGACCACCACGTCGTACTTGCCGACGCTGGGGTTGTAAATCTTGTCGATGACGATGCCTTGCTGGTCAACAATCTTGCGCACCGGCTCTTGTTGGGTCGGGTCCATCTTCACCATGCTGGACTCACCGTCCTCGCCAATGATGCGTGCGATGCGCTGCGTGTCGTAAATCTTGGGGATCAAATCCACCAGTTGACGAGTAACATGACGCACAGCCCGAGCCAGATTATCAACATAGTGGTACGTCCCCGTGTCGCCCTCGCGCTGACGCGCCAGAATGGCCTTGCCCGACCGCTCGTTGCCACCGATGCCTAGCGAGGCGTCGTACTGGCCCGTCGTGGATTTGATGTCCTCAGACGCGCCCATCTTGGCCTGCAGCAGCCCGCTGGAGGCCATCGGCGGCTGTGCCCGCTGGGGCAGAGGCAACATGTTGCCCTGACCGTCTGTGGCGTCTGGGTTGACCTCCAGGTAGGGCCAGTTCTGCGTGTTGGCCGTCTTCCATTGGTTTTCGTAGCCCTCAAACTGGCCACCGTAGCCAATGAACGGGGCCTTGGGCGCCAGCGCCAGCATCTCCGCTTCTTGGCTGACCCAGTAGTTGTACATGCGCTGCGCGTCCTTGGCGTTGCGCACGATGCCGCTGATGTACATCCGGCCTTCGATCTCAAACTCGTTGCCGACGACCCGCACAACCGGGATGTACTTGCCGGCCCACTCACGCTCTTCGAGGATTTCGTAGCCGTTGATCTTGCACCACTTGATCTTCTTGCGGTCGGCCTGGCGGCTGCGCAGCGGTTTGCCAAACATCATGCGCAAATTCTTGTCTTCTGCGCTGCCGTCGAATGCCGTTTGATTACCGGGGTACAAATTCAGTGTTGCGCGGTCGTAATCGACGTAGAAATACTCAGCGATGCGGACCGTGTTTTCGTTCAGCCACTGGCTGATCGACTGGTCGCCGACACCCAAGCTCATCAGCGTGGACATCGGCGCTGCGTCGGGGTACACGCGCTCGTACTCCTCGCGCGTCATGTCTTCCGTGACAAAACACCACTTGGCGTCCGAGCCACACGGGTCTTGGATCGTCGGGTCCATGTAGACCGAGAACGAGTTGCGCACCCGCACGATTTTGATGTCCTGATCGAACGTGTCGTCGTCGCAGTATTCGGTGATTAGGCGGATGTAGCCCTCACCAATTGACACTTGGTTCTCGCAGGCAGTGTCGTAGGCAACGTCGGCGTCGGAGATGTACTCGATATGCCGCACCACGCCGTTGAACACCTCGGCCACCTCGACATCGGCCTTGTCGTCCGCCGGAATCACCTTGCCGCTGGGGCGGTTCTGCCGCTGGTCGTTGGTGACTTGGCGGACGTGCTGGGGCAGCTTGTTGATCGTCAGGCAGGGCCTAGCGTTGATCGTTTGCCCCTGCACCGCGCCTCGGGTAGCCAGCACGTCAGCCGGCCACTGGAAGTGGTTGTCGGGACTGCCGCTGTAGAAGCGCAGGTCGTCAATCTCATCCTCGCGGCTCTCGGAATACGCCGAAATCGCCATGTTCAGCCGTGCGCGGGCTGTGGCGAGGACGTCAGATTCGCTCTTGGCACGGGCGCTACGGCCCCCGTTAGCTACGGCGCCAGCGGCTGCTATTCCCGAATAGTCTTGAGGCATGTCACTTCTTACCCTTCGGGGCGGATTTTGCCGCAGATTTGTCCGCTGCCGCCCTCTGCGTGGAGTACGCAATGGCCACAGCCTGCTTTTGGGGCTTTCCAGCCGCCATTTCAGCCTTCACGTTGGCCCGAAAAGCCTTTGGAGACGCAGATTTGACGAGTGGCATGGAAATTACCTCTTATCCGTTACAGGTTGCGACCTCTGCAGCCGGTTTGCCATGTCCAAAAGCATGGAAAACTCGCTAGCAAGCGTAGGGTTAAGGTGCAACGGCGGGCTGTAATCGTCTCGCGGCTCTATCGTCGCCCCCATAGCCCACGCGGGCAACTCCACGTTGGTAGAACGGTATTCGCGCTCTTTTTTGACCCATTCCGGGTTCAATTTTTCCGCCAGTGTCTTGCGGGGAAACGCCTTGTCGCGGCCAAACCTGTCATACGACAGTTTTTCAAACGCCTGCATGTACTGCTGCTCTGCGGGCGTCAACTTGCCGCGCTTGTTTAGCAACTCGTAGTATTGCGAAGTGAGTTGATCGTCAGCGGCGTGCGTCAACTCATGTACAACAGTGCTTGGCTCGGCTCGGTAACTAACTTTAACCGCGCCTGTTTTTGGCAGATGGTCAGAAAAAATTGAGTTTTGCTCAAAAACGCCGGTTGCGCCTCTTGTACCACCCATAGTGATAGGCGGCATCATGCGCCGCGCCGCTAGGTAACCCACCAGTTCGCCGTACTGCGGGTACTCGGCAGACTCGCGCAACAACGACTGCAGCGGGTCCGACTGACGGACCATCGCGTTCTTGGGCTTTGGCGCAAGGGCGTTTGTAGCCATTACGCCCCCATCCAACTAGACGACACGGCTCCACGGTCGTGGGTGCGGAGCGTGCGTGGCCGCTCGACGTACTCACGGTGGGCGACGGGGAACGCAAACGTACACGCCAGCGCGTCAGCAGCGTCCGGTGAGGCCAATCCGCGTGATTTCATGTCCTTTTTCGACTCCAAGAAGATGGTGCCGCTGCTGTCAGGCTTTGTCTTCGGGCCTGTCAGGTCCGACTTCAGCGCCTTGTCGTCGGGCACCGACGCGGTTCTGAGCCAGTCCCGCATCGCGCCCCACAACTCAGCGCGTTTGTTACCCCACATTATCGGGTTTTTCGACTTCCAGCCGAAGTTTACCCCGCGCACCTTATACCGCTGCTCCACCAGCCTGTCAAGAATGCCGTACCCCAGCCCGCCCTCGTCCAGCACCACCAGCGTGGGCTTGAAGTCCTCAATCGCCTCAATGACGTGGCCGACCACCGTCATGGTGTCGTCGCCCCGGAACCGCTTGAGCGCGATCAGGTCGCGCCCCTGCCGCACGGCGATGACGGTTGAGTCCGCGCCGCTGCGCGCCGGGTCTACGCCCAGCACGATAGGGGCTTGGGGGTCTTTGTATCGCGGTCGCTTGAACGCCTCTTCAACCAATCGCGGTGGGATGAACTGCTCGTCACCCGTTGACGGGAACTCACCGTAGACCTCGATGCGCGCCTGCGGGCTGTCCTCGCCGTACTCCTCGATGATCTGCTCGTAGACGCTCTTGTCGGTGTCCTCGACCGTTCTGGCGTCGATCTGCCGCGTGTTCCAAAACGCCCGCTTGGCGTTGAAGCACTCGTAGAAGTACCCTTGGTTGCGCCGAGGGTTGCTGAACGCGCACCAGAACCTGTTGGGCGTGTTCTCCGTGAAGAAGCCCTGCGCCACGTCCCAAATCGTGTCTGGTATGCCGCTGGCTTCATCGAAGATCAGCAGCACGCCGTCGCTGTTGTGCAGGCCCGCGTAGGCGTCGGGGCTCTCCTCCGACCACAGCCGCCCCTCCGCGCCCCAGTACCGCGTGCCCTTGCGC